ATGATGGGTGTATTACCTGGTTTAAAACAGTAGGATAAAAAATGGCAGATACTTTACCACAAACTTCAAATGAAAATTTAACCTCTAAAAATAGCGGAGATGCATCGACAACTGGAACACCAACGATTGTTCCTTTGGCCAGAAGTCAAGTTGCAAATACTTTTATTGATGTAGCAAATCATAATTTGGCACACTCATGCGATTTTATTTCTGAACTGCAACACAATACTAAATTAAAAGAGTGGATTAATTCGAATGCTCATACTATTAGAGAAGGCATTCGTGATATAATGAGATTGTTGGGTTTAGGTGATGCGACAGGTCAATTTACTTGGTTAAAAGATGCATTACAAACACTCACAAGAGCATTAAAATGGATTCAAAAGAATGTAATAAAACCTATTCTTGATTTTGAAAAATATGTGGTCCAATATATTGCTAAACTTACCGCAATTATTGCTTGGATTGCTAGTTTACCTGCAAGATTAGCCGCACTATTAGCAGATTGTTCCGCCAGATTAATTAGATTGGTTGGAAGTGTTTTTAGTGATTTTTTAAGTGAATCAACAACAAATGCTGGATTGGGTGAAGTGTTTACAGCTGCAAAAGAAGCAGCCGGAACATTGGTTCAAACTGTTGGTCAAGCTGCAACGGCAGCTCAAGGCGCTTTAGCAATTGCTTCAGCAGCACAACAATTACCTAATTTGGTGGCACCGTTGAAGAAAGGTATATAATGGCAATTAACCCATCTCCGTCTAATAACTTATGGACAGAGCCAGAATCAGCGGCAAATGCTGATAATCAACCAGTTTATCCATATAATAATATACAACAGACAGAAGCAGGTCATTCCTTTGAGTTGGATGACACTCCAGGTCGTGAACGAGTTAGGTTACAGCATAGAGCAGGCACTTTTACAGAAATGCATCCTAATGGTGACCAAGTAGTTAAGGTATTGGGAGATGGATATGAGATTATTGCCAAAAATAAGAATGTAATGATTTCTGGCGCTTGTAATATTACAGTTAAAGGTGATTGTAATTTACAAGTGGAAGGCAATAAAAATGAAACTATTACTGGAAACTATTTTTTAGAAGTTCGTGGTAGTATGATTGCCAGAGCTGCAGGTTCAGACGGTATGACACTTATTTCCGATTCTGATATGTCGATTCAATCCAATGCCTCTGCAACGGGTGCTTTGTATATCTCTGCTGGTGACCATGTTTATGTTGCTTCAGACATTCAAACAGCTGGTACAATTTCTGCTGATGTGATTAATGCGGAATCCAGAATTAATGCTGGTACTGGTTTGTATGCAGGTATTCAAGGTGTTTATTCACAAGGTCCAATCACTTCATTGATATCGATGCAAGCACCGCTGGGCACATTTGCAATTATGGATGCGGTTTTAATGACCGACACAATTAACTCAGCAATTTTTAGTTCACACATACACCCAACACCAAAAGGACCCTCAGGTCCACCAACCACACCGTTTTTTGGAGTTTAAATAATGGCAACAGTTAATAATGCAACTGGAGTATATGCGACACTAAATTACAACTTTAGTGACCCGAACAACTATGTAGAAAATTTATCAGCAAATGCGGTGGCACATTTAAATGCGATGCCTGCTTTTATTCAATCTTGGCAAGCACAAGATATCGCAAATAATACTGTTGGTGGATATTTTCAAAATCCTGTTGTGGGTTATGTAAATACAATTATTACAGTATCAAATCAGATGAATGTGGCTGCCAATTCAGCTAATATCGATTCAATTACAATTGCAGCCAACACATTATATTGGGATGCACAAAATTTCTTAGCTCACACCAATAGAATTTCTGGTGTAACAGCGTATACTGGTGATAATACTGTTCCTTACTACAATAATGCGATGAATTTAGGTAAAACCGCATTATATATTACTAATCAAACAGACAATATTACAAATACCGCACCTATTATGGGCAGTTTTACTAGTATTTTAGTTGGACCACAGATTTATAGTTCGGCCAATACAATGTCTGCCGACTACATTATTTTGACTGCCGGTATTAGTGCAAACAATTTATCTAATTCACAAATCACACAGATTTTGTCTGATATTGCAAATACCGACAGTTTATTAGTAACTAGACAAAATGCAGATGTAACCTATTTTACTAATTTGCAGACTTTTGTTAATAATTATAATACCGTTAAACAATTCTCAAATATGGGTGAAACACAAACCTATTTGTTGAATAATTTTATTGGCACCGACAAACTAAAATCAAGGATTAATTCATAATTCAAAAATTCGAAATTTTGCGTTCCGGCCCAAGAATTTTTTGGGCGCAATTCGAAATTCTAAAAAAGCGATTTTACTCCAGAGCTAGATAAATAAACAATGGCAAACCTTAAAAAAATTTACTCCGATATAGATTTCACTTTTACCAAAATACCGGTATTAAATGATGTCGCCTTAAGCTACGATGAAATGGCGGTTATTAGGTCTATTCGAAACCTTTTACTGACAAATCATTTTGAGAGACCTTTTGCACCAGAAATTGGATCCAATATTAATGGATTATTGTTTGAACCAATTTCACCAATTACATCAAGTTCATTGGAAACAGAAATAAAAAATGTTATCCAAAATTTTGAACCTAGAGCTTTGTTAAAAACAGTAAATGTAATTTCAAATCCAGACAAAAATGCATATAGTGTAGATTTAACATTTTATATTCAAAATGCAACACTACCAACAACAGTTACAATTCTTTTAGAGAGAAATAGATAAAATGGCAGGCGTTAATTCCAACATTCAAATCACAGATTTGGATTTTAATCTAATTAAAACCAATCTAAAAAAATATTTACAGTCACAAGACACATTAAAAGACTACAATTATGAAGGTTCTGCCCTTTCAAATCTTTTAGATATTCTGGCATACAATACTCAATATAACGCATACTATTTGAATATGGTTGCGAATGAAATGTTTTTGGATTCTGCTTTGCAAAGAAGTTCTGTGGTATCTCATGCAAAATTGTTAAATTATACTCCAAAATCCGCATCTGCACCAAGAGCTGAAATAGATTTAGTAATGCATGGCGTTACTGATTCATCTTTAACATTACCAACATTTACTAGTTTTCTTTCAGAATCAATTGATGGTACAAGTTATAAATTTGTAACTTTAAATTCAGTTACAAACAATACAGATATGGCCAATAATACAGTAACATATTCAGGTTTAGTTATTAAACAAGGTGAACCAGTTGGTTTAACATTTACATATGATTCAGCAGCCAATCCGTCAGCAATTTTTGAATTGCCAGATTCAAATGTAGATACTACAACAATTACCGTTACTGTTCAACAAAGCAATTCAAATACCTATTCACAAACATATAATCTTGTAACAGACTATCTTTCTTTAGGACCAACATCACTTTCTTATTTCTTGCAAGAAGGCACCAATGGTTACTATCAAATTTATTTTGGTGATGGTGTTTTAGGTAAAGCATTGACAGATGGTAACATTATTTCTATTTCTTATATTGTAACACAAGGAGTATCTGCTTCAGGTGCCAACAATTTTGTATTGATGAATACTATTTCTGGTTATTCTGTGAATACAATAACTCCAATTTCTGGTGCAACACAAGGTGCAAACAAAGAAAGTATTGCATCAATTAAATATTCGGCACCTAAATCTTATTCAGCACAAGGTCGTGCAGTTACTAAAGAAGATTATATTTACTTGATTCAAAACAATTCAGGTATTTTTCCAATTGATGCAGTTAATGTTTGGGGTGGTGAAGAAAATAGTCCTCCAATTTACGGTGCTATTTTTGTTGCTATCAAACCAAAAGGTGGTTATTTGTTGACCGAAACACAGAAACAAATTATTACTAAAGAGATTATTAAACCAATTTCTGTATTGACTGTTCAACCTAAGATTATTGATGTTGATTATACTTATTTGGTAATAAATTCAAATGTATTATATGACCAAAAATTAACCAATTTAACTTCTGCACAGTTAGAATCACAAACATTGTCAGCAATCAAAAACTTTGGAAACAATACTTTAAATACATTTAATTCTACATTCCAATTATCATCTTTGATTTCTGCGGTTCAATCAGTAAATCCTTCATTTATTACTAATGATGCGAATATTGCATTACAGAAACGATTTGCACCAAATTTAAATACATCAGCTTCATATACATTTAAATTTGGTACTGCACTCAAAAAAGATGTGTTTGGTAAGAGTGTAAGCGCAACACCAAGTTTTCAATATATTGATACTAAGAATAATAGCGTAGTTCGTGAAGCAGTTTACATTGAAGAAACTCCTTCATCAACAACCTATATTGATTCCATTTCAGTTGTAAATCCTGGTTTTGGTTATACATCAACACCAGTAGTAACTATTATTGGTGATGGTTCTGGCGCAACTGCTGAAGCAGTAGTAGTAAATGGTCAAGTTAAGTCAATCAATGTTACTAATGCAGGTATCAACTATACACAAGCACTAATTCAAATTACTTCTACTGATGGTAATGGTGCATTGGCACAAGCAACTGCAATTTTGGCAGGCAATAAAGGCACATTGAGAACTTATTATTTCTTAAATGGTGTAAAGAATATTTTAAATGCCAATGCTGGAACAGTAGACTACTCTGCTGGTACTGTAACGCTTACAGATTTTAATCCTTCTGCAATCAATAATGGATTAGGCATACTAAGTATACAAGTTGTACCAGATTCAACCATCATTTCTTCAAGTCAAGATAAAATTATCACACTAGATACAACAGATACAAACGCAATTAACATTAATGTTGTTGCTAAATCCTAATGATTAAAAACGATTATAAAACTTCGTTACTGGTTGCAGAACAACTACCAGAGTTTATTCGAGATAATCTCGATTACCAAACTTTTGTTTCTTTTTTAGAAGCATACTATCAATGGTTAGAAACTGCTCAATCATCTAATTCAGCAGTTACCATAGCAAGCACATCTGGTGAAGGTGTAACTTACGCATCCAAAAATCTTTTAGATTATACGGATGTTGATACATCTTTGGATGGTTTTGTCAGTTACTTCATGGCTGATTTTTTACCGTATATTCCTGAAGATGCTTTAACAGACAAGAGAAAACTTTTAAAGATTGCAAGAGAATTATACAGAAATAAAGGTACTGAAAAATCTTATCAGTTTTTGTTTAAAGCATTGTATGGTAAAGAAGCAACCATCTTTGAAACTTCCGATGTCATTCTTCGTGCATCTGATGGTAAATGGATTGTTACAAAATCAGTAAAAGTTAATTCATTTGACCCTAATTGGTTACTAATCAACAATCTCAGAATTGTTGGTGAAACTACCAAATCGATTGCAACAGTAGATTATGCATCGGCAACAGGAACAAAAACAGAAATCTTTATTTCAAATATTCAAAGACTATTTCATTCAGGTGAGATTGTTCGTGTTGTTGATAATAATAATTTGGATGTTTATTTTTATGATGGCCAAGTTTACATTCAAAATGGCCAAGAAATTCCACCTGGTGCAACAACATTATTTGCCAAAATTGTTGGTGTAATTTCATCTATCAAGATTAATCCCAATTACAGAGGACTATATTATAATACTGGTGATCCAGTAATTGTTACAAATGGATTAAGTCCTGATGTTACAAACCCTATTGGCGCAACTGCAACTATTGGTACAGTCACGACAGGTGGTATTTTAAGTGTTGTATTGACTGACCCATCAAATGGTTATAGAGTTTATCCCAACTCATCAATCACTTTTACAGGCGGTGGTGGTTCAGGCGCAGCTGCACACATCAATTTGATTGACGAAACAAAGTTAGCCAATCTTACAATGATATCTGCAAACTCATTAGGTATTGTTGCAAATACTGTGATGGGAAGCACATCAAATCCTGTAAACTATACTAATTTTTCAAAACCTGCAAACACAAATTCAAAATTATCTGATGCTTTAACTTTTGTTACACTACAAGTTGGTCCAATTGGTTCTGTTCTCTTAGATAGTCCAGGTTTAGGTTATACTGGTGCTCCTGCAATCTCAGCTTCTGCATCATATCTTACAGACATCAGTTTACCAACTGATATTGGTGCATTAGGAATTTTACAACCGATTAAAATTAATAATGGTGGTATTGGTTATAGTAATGCAAATACAGTATTGATTATTGGTGGCACAGGTCATGGTGCATATGCCAATGTGACTGTAAACACCGCAGGTTCTATTATCTCTGCACGATATGTTTATGAAGCCAATAATACGATTCACAGTTATCCATTAGGTGGTTTAGCATATACAACTGATTTAATTCCTTCTGTTAGTATTCAAAACGATCCAGGTTTGGGTGCAAACCTTTCAATTCCTGGCATCATGGGTATTGGTGCAAGTATTTCACCAACAACAGATAAAACTGGTTCAATTACAACAATTAACATTTTAAATCCTGGTGAAGATTATATTTCTGCACCAAATGTTTCATTAAAAGTTGCTGATGTTGCAGTTTATAATATTGATACAGTTCATCTTCCAGAAAAAGGAGATATCTTCTATCAAGGTGCTTCTTACAATACAGCAACATACTCAGTTACTTTAGATTCTATTACTAAATTAACTACTGCTTTCCCAATTGATCCACTACAAGATGTTTATCAATTAAGAACATACGACTATACTGGCACATATAATAATGGTGCTCCTTTAAAGTATGACAGAAAAGTAAGTAATGTAACCACAACATATACTGTATATCCAACAAACTATTATTTGGATAGTAATAATAATCCAACCAGTATCAAACGATATGGTGATGGTAATGCAAAAGCAACCGCATCTTTCTTAGATGGTTTGATTGTTGGTCAAGGTAAGTGGTTAAATGTTGATGGTCAATTATCTTCATTAGGTTTAGTATTAGAAAGTAAAGATTATAATAATTACACTTATGTTCTTTCAGTAGAAAAAGCACTCGCAACTTATAAAGATATTGCATTAAACCTTTTACACGCTTCTGGCACTAGAATGATAGGCAGAAATCTATTAAAGAGTGCAAATGGTTTTACAATTACCACAGAAGATGTATTGCAAAAAGGTTATCATATGGGAACCGCATTTGGTCCATCAACCTATGCAACCATAGATTCCCAAGGTGGTGAAATTAGTACCAATATTATTCATTTCCATAATATGATTGGTTCTAATATTGCAGATAAGATTTTTGTTAATGACTACATCGAATATACTGCAACCAATAATGTTAAAGTATATTCTGAGGTAACAAATGTAGATTATACCAATAATCAAATTACAATTCAAGATAATGTGTTTGTTTTATTTGCTAATGTTGCAACAGGATACGCAAATGCCTCCTCAAATGTGATAAATATATCAACGGTTACTGGACAATACGATGGTAACTTTAGTAATCCAACACCAGCAAACAACATCATCTTTGTAGGTGATACAGTTTCATTAAATGGTGGACCATTCTATACAGTCCAACAAGTCTTTAGTAATGGCAATATTCGGGTCGCAAATAACTCTTTTGGACCAATCAATAATGCATACATTACAGTAAACAAGAGTGCAAATACACAAGATGTAATCATCTATGGTGTCATAGGTGAGTATACATTTCCACAATTATTAACAGAGAATGGTTACATTTTAAATAGTGAATCAGGTAACATTCTATTAGCGGGGTAAAAAATGGCGTCAGTAAGAATAACAGAACTTCCAATTTTAAATGCATTATCGGCAAATAATGCCAATACTGTATTTGTTGCCGTTGATAAAACTACCAATACTACATCACAGTTTTCAACAACTACTCTCGCTGGTGGATTATTTGCAAACAACATTTTGAATGTTGGCACAAGCACACCATCAACATTCCCTGGAATACTTGGCCAGTTTATTGGTAATACTGCACCATATAGTCAAGTTAATTTTCAAAATGCAAATTCAGCAGGTTCGATGGACATTGTTCTTACTGCGGATACAGGTGACAACTCAAACAACTTTGTAGATTTAGGTATTAACAACTCAAACTTTACAGACCCAACCTATTCATCAATGAAACAGAAAGATGGTTATCTTTTTGTTAATGGTTCCTCTGCAAGTGATTATGTTGGTAACTTAGTTATCGGCACCACAGCGGCTCACACAAATGTTATCTTTGCTGTTGGTGGAACAACTGCTTTGGATATTGTTGGTAAAATTTCTAGTTCTGGTTTAGCACTTAATAGTGGACGCACATTAACTTTCGGTGACGGCTCAGTTCAATCTACTGCCGGAATTGAAAATACAGCAGTTGTCCATTTAAATGCTTTGACATTATCAGGTAACTTGATTGCCAATTCAGTAGGTCAAGGTATTTTTGTTGATACATTCACATCAAACAATGCCACATTTAGTAAAAATGCTCAAGTTTTAGGTTCTTTAATTGTTAATGGAACAATTACTGCCAACACTCTATTGGGTAATGTATATTTTTCAAATGTAACCACAGTTACTACGCAAGCAAATTCAATTCAATGGTTCGCACAAACATCATCTCCTGCACAAACTTCAGGTCAAGTATGGTATTCTTCAAATACTATTTCTTTGGTGCAAGATACTGATGTTGCTGGAGATAGGCCTTCAATTTCTAAAGTATTGTTTGAAAGAGTTTACAACGGAACAGGTTCAGCAATTCCAAATAATTCATGGGTTCGTCTTGGTGGTGCCGTTACATCCAATTCTGTTCCATATATTCAATTAGCAGATGCAACTTCTGCGGCCAATTCTCAAATTGAGGGTTTCATTAAAGTTGGTATTGCAGCTGGCGGATATGGTTTCCTATACACAAGAGGTATCGTGTCTGATTTAGATGCTTCTTCTTTTGGAAATAATGGACAATTATTGTTTTTATCAACAACACCAGGTCAAGCATCTAATGTGGCACCAACAGGTGCAAATTCCGTTGTTCAAGTTGCAAAAATTCTTTCTAATGGTTCTGCAAACGGTAAATTACAAGTTTCAGTTTCCAATCTACAAGCCTATGGTAAACCAAACGGAGCTATTTTATTTGCAAACAATAATTTAATTCAAGCAAGTAACACATTATTCATTAATGAATCTATTGGTCAATTAAATGTGTCTAGCACATTATATGCTGCTAACGGAATTATTAATAGAACATCACAATATCCAAGCACCCAAACAGCAATTACTATTAGTATGACTTCTGATACATGGGTGAAGTGTAATGTAGGAGCATCACTCACAATTACCCCAACCGCATTTACTCCTGGTTCTGAAGTAGTTGTAATTGCAACTAATCCAAATTCGGGTGCCGGTGCAGCAAGAACAATTACTCATGGTGCTGCAGCTGTAAATTCATCGGTGGGTGCAACAAGTTTTACTTTGGGTGCCACTACAACCGCTTTTATTAAGTATTATTGTTTTGATGGTGATTTAGCAAATACTTACGTTCAAGTAACTTACAGTTAATAGAGAATAGAATATGGCAACAGCAAACTCATCCGCACAATTACTTCCAGCAGGTAGACTATATGAAGTATTACAATACTACTATGCTCCAGCAGGTGCAAGTGCGATTCAATCTAATATTAATAACTTGTATGGATTTCTTGGACGAGTTACTCCATGGGATGATGACAATAATCCTCCTATTCCTACACAAGATGATTATTCAGTCAAACAATATTTCAAGGATATTATTGCAGCCAAGTTAATCACTTCTTCTGATGTTGGTGCAGTTATTCCTCGTAGAGATTGGGAATCTGGTATTGTTTATGATTATTATGATGATACAGTAAATATGCTTGAACAAAGTTCAGACGGACTTACTGTTAAAAATTTCTATGTTAGAAACAAATTTGACCAAATATTTAAATGCCTTTGGAATAACAATGGCGCCGAATCAATAAATGAACCCCAATTTTTACCAGGAACATTTGATAATACATTCTTAGTAAAGACTGCTGATGGATATAAATGGAAATTTATGTATTCATTGGATGCTGGTTTGAAACAAAAGTTTTTTGATACAAATTGGATGCCAGTACCAGTAGGAGTTAGTATTCCAAATCCAGTATCAACATATGCAGCTCAAGGTTCAATCGATGTAATCAATATTACGACAGTAGGAGAAGGATATACTTCTGGTGGAGTTACAATTAATATTGTTGGTGATGGCCAAGGTGCAGAAGCTATTCCATTAGTTAATGCTGCTGGTTATTTGTATGATGTTTCTATGGCCAATACAGGTCAAGGTTATACATTTGCTCAAATTAGTATTGAACCTAAAGTTGGTTACGATGCACCCACAGTTGTAGCAGAAGCTTTTGCACCTATTTCTCCTATTGCTGGTCATGGTTATGATCCAATTAGTGAACTTGGTTGTAATCATGTGATGGTTGGTATTGAATTTATTGAAAGTGAAAATAGTAAATTATCAACAAACATGACCTATCATCAAATTGGTTTATTAATTGATCCTGTTTCTGTTCAATCAGTATCTCAAAATCCACCAACACTAGCAAACACTTCTTTCTATGATGCAACTACCCATTTATTTGTTTCGCCTGGAACCGGTGAATTTACATCAGGTCAAGTAATCTATCAAGGCGCAAGTCAAACAAATTTCTCATTTATTGGAAGAATTGCTAGTTTCGACCCAGCATCCAATGTGGTGAAGGTCATAAATACAATTGGTACACCGACAAAAAATCAAGCTTTAATTCAAGACCCTAATGGTCCTGTTGCAGGCGCTATTAGAACTATTTTAGATGTCCAAGACCCCGACTTCATAACCTTCTCTGGATATATGACATACATAGAGAATAGAACAGGTGTTGTTAGGAGTGCGGACGGCACCGAACAATTCCGTATTGTCCTAAGATTTTAATGGAAAGAAAAAATGACAATCAATTTTAATGTAGACCCATACTATGATGACTTCGATGCTGGAAAGAACTACCATCGTATTCTTTTCAAACCAGGTTATGCGGTTCAAGCTCGTGAATTAACACAGTCACAAACCATTCTTCAAAACCAAATCACAAGTTTTGCTGATGCCATTTTTGCACAGAATACTCCTATTTCTGGTGGTAAAGTTACTGTCAATCAAAATGTCTACTACTTAAAATTAAATACACTCGATGATTCTGGTGCAACTGTTGTTGCTTCACATTTTGCCAATGGTGTTATTCATAATGCTTCTGGTAGTGTTGTTGCAAAAGTTGTTGCAGCCGTAGAATCAACCACAACTGCTGGCGGCGGTGCTGGTGATACTCCTACATTGATTGTTTCTTACATTTCAGGTAATCAATTTGTTAGTGCAGAAAAATTATATTTGACAGGTTCAAATTATACTGCTACATTGATTACTTCTGCTGTTGGTAATATTGCAACAGGTTTAAGTTCTGTTGCTTCTATTGCCAAAGGTATTTTCTATGTTCAAGGTAACTTTGTTGTTGCAAATGAACAAACAATCGTTCTTTCCAAATACAATCAAAATCCATCCGTTCGAGTTGGTTTAAATGCCACAGAAACGGTAGTCGATTCAACTTCAGATTCTACATTGTTAGACCCAGCATTTAATGCTACAAACTATCAAGCACCTGGCGCAGACCGTTATCAAATTAATTTAACTCTTGAAACTAGAGCTCTTACTTTTGGTGATGACAGCAACTTTATTGAATTGGTTCGTTTAGATGCCGGTTCTATTGTTAAACAAGTTGATGGCACAGTATATTCTGTTATTGATGATTACTTTGCAAAACGCACCAATGATACCAATGGTGACTTTGTAGTTAATGATTATACATTAACACCTAAAGCAAACACAGTCAATCAGGACCAATATGATATTGGTATCTCTAAAGGTATTGCATATGTTCGTGGTTATCGTTTAGAAAATCAAAGCGATGTTAAATTAACCAACGACCGTGCAAGAACATCTGTAACAGTATCCAATCACGGAACATTTCTTGACTATGGTAACTATTTTTATGTCAATTCTGCAAACGGTGTCTTTGATGTTACAACACAACCACAAGTAGATTTCCATACAGTAAGCAAAGATAATATTGTATTAACAAATGCTAATTCATACAATTCTACAAAAGCTGCAACAGGTTATATTCGTAACTTAATTTATTCAAGCACATCTAATACTGCAAATGGTTTGGCATATGTTTACAAAGCATATGTTTATAATATTCAAAATCAAACATTGTCTGGAACTGCAAGAACAACATCTGCAAATAATACCTATATTGCTTTGCCAACTACATCCAATCAATTCTCAAATACTACAAATGCTTACTATCATGTAACAATCAGTATTGATTCTGGTACTTCTGCTGGCGATTTTAGAAACATTGTTAATTACGATGCTGGCGCCAAGATTGCTTATGTCGATAGACCATTTACAGTTCCACCAGATTCAACGTCTGCATTTACTTTACGATTTGACACAACAGACTTTGAAACAATTATCAAAGCAACTTCTGGTACACCTTATACTATTACTGCAAACACCACTATTGATAATTTAAACAAAGTAAATAGTGTTGCTAACAATGATACACAATTACAAAATCCAAATGCACCAGAATTAGTGTTCCCTGTTGGTAATCCATTTGTAAGTTCTGTTGCAGATACTTCTTATACTACAACACAAGTATTCAGAAACGTTTCTTTCTCTGGTGTTGGTACTATTTCAGCGACCTTAACTTTTGGTTCCGCACCTTCAAGCACATTACAATTTTTAGGTAATGGTTCTTTAAGTCAAGATGCGATTGCACAAAACTTTTTAATTATTGTTACTGACCCACAATCTAGTGGATTAAAAGCTGGTCAAGTTATTCCTTGGGGTATCAATGGTAGAACTTGTACCATCACTGGTGGTGCTACAGCTGCGTTTTCAGCAACTGATGTAACTGCATTTACCGCAACAGTTATTGCTAAGATATATGTAAATGCTGGTAATGATACTTCTTATGTTTTGAAATCCAAAAATTTGGTTACTGCAAATACTTCAGGTGTAAATTATTCAGGCACAGTTGTTAATACAAATACAAAAGTTGATTTAACAAATGGTCAAGTATATGTTCAATATGCTGGTTTAGTTGCACCAGGTCAACCACAGAAATTATACATTACTGATGCAAAACGTATTGTAAAAATTATTGACACCAAATCTTCTGGTACAGTTCCAACAACTGCAATGTTGACCAACACAACATATGATGTTACAAGTAACTTTACTTTTGATAATGGTCAAAGAGATTCATATTATGACCATGCCGCTATTACTTTAAATGTTGGTGCACCAGCAATTCAAGGTAATTTGTTGGTTCTTTTAGATTACTATTCAACAACAGGTGGTGATGGTTATTATTCTGTAATGTCTTATTTGGCACCAGCATCTTCTGCACCAGAATCATATGCATCTATTCCAAGTTATACAAGTAGTTCTGGAACGTTCTATCAATTAAGAGATTGTTTAGATTTCAGACCTTCATTATTAAATGCACAAGCAAACTTTACAATCAGAACATCAAGTTCAGGTTCTAATGCTGCTGGTGCTTATATTGCCGATGATTTAACAATATTTAATTCCGATTATGGATATTACCTTGGTCGTTACGATAAACTTGTATTGAGCAAAGACAAATCATTCCAAATTATTCAAGGAACACCTTCAACAAATCCAATTCTACCAACAGAACCAGATGGTTCATTGGTAATTGCAAATCTATATCACGATCCATATACAGCTTATATTCCAGGTGAATCAACTGGCGTATTACCAAATCTTTCTATGGAGAAAGTAAAACATAAGCGTTGGTTGATGAGTGATATTTCTAATTTAGAAAATCGTGTAAACAATGTGGAATACTATACTGCATTGAACTTGTTAGAACAAGGTGCAGCTGCACTTCAAGTACCAGATGGCAACGGATTAAACCGTTTCAAGAATGGTATTTTGGTTGATGACTTCTCAAGCTATGCTACTTCTGATACAAGTAATCCAAGTTACTATGCTTCTATTAATCGTAGAACAAAACAAATGACTGCGGCACAAGTGGTTAAAAACTTCCCACTACAACCACTTTCACTTGTTTACAATATGGGTCAATTAGACCAAACAAGTTTGAATAACTTAGGTTATAATATTTCTAAAGCTGTTAATTCTAATTTCTTTACATTGAATTATACAACAGCAAATGTTGTAACTCAACAGATTGCATCACGCACAGTTAATTTAAACCCATTCTCAGTATCATTAAATTCTGGTACTATGAGTTTAAGTCCTCCAATGGACAATTGGGTTGATACACAAAAATCTCCAGACTTGTTGTTGGTTGATCCTAACTTGCAAGTATTCCAAGCAAGTAACAATGTAAACGTATTGTCTGTTGGTGATTGGAAAACAATTACTGGCACAACAACAACTTCATCAACAAATACTATTGGTCATGGAATTAATCCTTCACCATATGGTTTTGTTGGTTACTCGACACATACAACTTCAACATATTCTTTACAATCACAGACTACCATTTTAGGTAACTATGATAAGTTAGGTTCTAGTTATGTTGAAACTTCTGGTTATATTAAAGACATTTCTGTTCTGCCATATATCAGACAACAGTTCTTACAGTTCAACACATATGGTTTGGCAATCAATACCAATGTTCATGCCTATTTTGATGGCGTTAGTGTTGATAAGTATATTCGCAAATTAAGTGTATTAGAATTAACTGGTGTAACCGGTTCATTTACAGATGGTGACATTGTTGGTTACTATTCTGGTGGTACATTTACTCCTATTGCAAAAGTAATTTCTTATTACAATTACACAAGTGATACAACTAAGTGGCGTCTATACATTGTTGGTATGGTTGGTGCAAACTTCAATACTGGCAACACATTACAAAATGCACAGTTTAATAGTTCTGGTCAGTATCAATCTACTACTGCTTCAGGAACTATTCTTTCTTATACACACAACTCCGGTTCAATTGTAAACGCAAATACAACTACGACTATTACATTGTCCAACAATGCGGCTAATACCGACATTTATAGTGGTCAAACAATGTATGTTATCAATGGTACCGGTGCAGGTCAATCTGCAAATATCTCATCATACAATCCAACAACTAAGTTGGCAACATTAAGTTCTGCAATCACCGCAGCTAATAATGATATCTACTCAATCGGTTCTTTAGTAACTAACGAAGCAGGTATGATTTCTGGTATGTTTGCATTACCTGGTTCTACATTCTATACAGGTCAAAGAACTTTCAGAATTGATAATAGTGTAAACAACAATAAATCAAGTGCAACTACATTTGCAGAATCTACATTCTACGCAGCTGGTTTACAACAAACTAAACAAGGTGTAAACTATGCATCTTCTATTGATGCCGCTAAGAATACATTTGTTGATACTCAAACACAAACAAATATTTCTTCTTATAGTTACACAACTCCATGGGATCCTGTTGCACAAACATTCATCATTGATAAATCTAACTATCCAAATGGTTGCTTTGTTAGTGGCGTCAAATTGTTCTTTGCAACTAAAGCTTCTGAATATTCTCCTGTAACAATCTCTATTGTTGGCACAGTAAATGGTTACCCAAGTGGTGATACATTAGACCACTCTCAAGCTACTTTAACTGCTGAGAACATTAAAACAACAATTTCACCACAGTATTTGGATCCAGATTCTTATACAGAATTTAAGTTTGATGCTCCTGTGTATTTGGAAGCTAACAAGTTATATGCTTTAATTGTTAAGTGCCCAAGTTCTAATGAATACACAATTTATACTGCACAAAATGGTGATACTGCAATTGCATCTTCTACTAAAAATTTGCCAACTGATCCAGCACCAAGCACAGTAACTAAGATTAGTTCTGCACCATATGTTGGTTCATTATTTGTGTCACAAAATTCACAAACATGGACTGCTGACCAAAATGAATCAATGATGTTTGTTATTGACCGTTGCGTATTCAATACTGCTTCTAATCCACAAATTCAATTTGTGGTACCTAAAAAATTGCCGTATCGTAAACTCACAGGTCAAGATGTTAATTACTATTTAAATGCTAATAATATCTCTAGTTCTATTACTGCATTTGCAAATACTGATATTACAGCAGATGCATTTAATATTACAACGACAGATTTTATTCCTGGTTCAACTGCATTAAGTTATACTTACACTTCTCAATTGGCTTCTGGTAGTATGGCACCTAATGCTGGTGTAACTCCAGGTAAATATGCTACCGCAACATATGATGACATTTATTTGAACGATGGTTTGGGTAGTCGTAAGTTGGTAGCAAACTCTGATACATCATTCTCAGTATATGCACAGATGTCTACAAATGATGATGCAGTATCTCCAATGATTTCTGATGATGGTTTGAGTGTATATGCTATTGATTGGCAAATTAATAATTTAGGTTTGTCAAACAATGTAATTACTGTTGCAAATGGTGGTTCTAGTTACAACGCAAATACAATTGCAGTAACAATTACTTCTGCAAACGGATTTGGTTCTGGTGCAACCGCTACTGCTAATGTGGTTGGTGGTGTAGTTAAAAATATTTACATTACAAATGCAGGTTCTGGTTACGCAACAACACCTACAATTACCGTATCAGATGGTTTAACTGGTAGTGGTGCCGTCATTACTGTTGCTGGTGAAACTTCAGCAATTGGTGGTAACGCACTCGCTAAATATTTGACCAAGAAAGTTGTATTAGACCAAGGTTTTGATTCTGGTGATTTGCGTGTATACTTTACTGCATATCGTCCAGTCAATACAAACATCTATGTTTACTATAAGATACTTTCTAGAAACGATACACAGACATTTGATTCTGGTAATTGGCAGTTAATGACTTTAATTAACAATACAGATTCGTTGTATTCACCTACAAGAAATGATACTTATGAATTTGTGGCTGCACCTGGTGCAGGTAATGCCGCACAAAATTATGTTTCATATGTAAGTAATGTAACGAATCAAACTTACAATAATTTCAACCAATTTGCAATTAAGATTGTCTTGGCAACTTCAGATGGCACAGCCGTACCGTTCTTGACAGACATGAGAGCAATTGCATTACCATCGGCGGTGTAATATGTTAGTTAAAATACCAGGCACAACTTATGTTAGAGATACAAAAACTATGGCATTAATCAATACAGATGTGTCTGGTTTGGAAGAATATAATTTTAAATCTAAAATGATTAACAGCCAAAAAGAGCAAATAAATAACATTAAAAATGAAATTAATGGAATAAAAGATGATATGCAAACCATTAAAAGTCTTTTACTTCAATTAGCATCCGGGAAATAATAATGGCCAATACAGTAAGCATACTAAGTTATACAAATACCTTTGGTGACTTATTAACTCAACAAAACAAAGCTGCTGTTGAACTTAATAATTTAGGTACCTATAACTATACCAAAGATAGTGGAACTCTCTACATCAATACTACTGACACAGCATTGTCTGTGATTGGTACTTCTATTCTCGGCACAACCATTGTGGCCAATACTTTGGCAGTTTCAAAAGATTCAACATTTTTAGCCAATGTTTTCTTAAACGGTGCAGGTACAACTCTTGTTGTTTCAAATAATGCAAATATTATAAAAACTGCTCAAGCAAATACTGTAACTGCTAATACTCTTACAAGTTTTGGTACCACATTAAATGTTACACCACCATTAGTCTATATGACTAGTGCAAACTTAACTGCTACAAATACAAATGCAAGTTTCAATTCTTTACAACTTGGTGGAAGTTTACAAGTTGGTACAGACATTACAGTAGCTAACAGTATTTTTGTTAATGGCACAAATACTTCTTTGTATGTTTCTAGTAGTGCAAGTGTTTCAAATACAGTTCAAGCAAATACAATTGTTGCCAATACTATTACTGGTTTTGGTTCAACTCTAACAGTATCTCCTACAACTTTGGTTGTTACCAGTCCTACTCTGACTGCAACCGATACTGTTGCAAGTTTTAATACTATCTCCACAAGCGGTAGTTTACAAGTTGGTGGTAATTTTGTTCTCACTGGTTCTACTGTCTATGCGACTAATAACTTTACAGTTGGTGCTGGTTTGGCAGTCAATGGCAACGCCAAATTTGCTACTTATAGACCAGTTGGTTCAAATGCTGAGATTCGTTGGAATGAAACATCGAAGTATTATGATTTAAATGATGTTAATAACGGAAACTATTATCGCATTTTAACAGACGAATTTGTTAGTGATTCAACATATAATAATGGTTCTACCAATGTGGCCACTTCAAATGCTGTATCATATCTACAAGGCGTGGCAAATACTGCCAATACTAGATTGAATAGTATTGAAACTATTAATGTTAACCAAAATACCAATATTACTGCGGTAAATAGTTATTCTTTCTCCGCTTATGCAACTGCAAACTCAGCACAAGCAAATACAGTATACACACAAGGTGTAGATGTTTCTCAAAACACCAGAATGACTATTATTGAAGGTGCCAATGCAACACAAAACACCAGACTTAATGCAATTGAAACAATTAATACTAATCAAAACACAAGCATTAGTATTATTAACGGTGTTGACCTTACTCAAAATACCAACATTACTGCAACAAACGGTAAAATGGAATCTGCATATGCTCAAGCAAATGCGGCTAACGGTTTAGCTGGTGGTGCTTATGGTAGAGCAAATACTTCTGCAAACAGTTTTGCTGGTACAACAGGTACCGCCACACCTTCTAGTGGTGGTGTTACTTTTGCTAGCGGTAATGGTGTAACGGTTTCAGGTTCTGGTAGCACATTAACTATTAATACTCCACAAAATTTAAGAACTACTGACAGTCCAACATTTAATGGACTTACATTAACATCATTGACTATGAGTGGAACAGGAACAGCTGCTACTCAGACTACAACTGATTCTTCTACAAATATTGCAACTACTGCTTTTGTTAAGAATGTTTTAAATAGTTCAAATACCTATTCAATTAATACTTCAGGTAATGCATATAACATTACACAGTATACAGTTAATCAATCCGTAGGTACTGGTAACAATGTCCAACACAACTCTTTAGGTATTGGAACTGGTGCTTCAGGTACAACTGGTGAAATTTTAGCAACTAACAACATTACTGCTTACTATTCTGATATGAGATTAAAGAATAAGTTAGGCAATATTGACAATGCTTTATCTAAAGTTATGACTCTAAGTGGTTTCTATTATGAAGCCAATGAAACTGCACAAGCATTAGGATATGAAGTTAAGAAAGAAGTTGGTGTTTCTGCACAAGAAGTTCAAGCAATCATGCCTGAAGTTGTTGCACCTGCACCTATTGATAATCAATATCTCACAGTTCGCTATGAAAAATTAGTACCATTACTAATTGAAGCAATCAAAGAATTAAATGCTAAAGTTGATGAACTTCAGAAAAAGATAGGATAAAACATGGCAGCTGGTTATCAAGACCAATGGTTAGAACAAGGTTCAGATTTTCTTACCGATTTGACATTGAATGATGTTAATGGAAATCCATACGATTTAACTGATTTTACTGTTGAAAGTAAAGCCAAAACTTCTTACTACTCAAAAAATGTTGTTATTACTTTTGATGCTTCTGTTGCTGATGCAGCCAATGGTATCATTATGTTAGCTGCTAATAATGCTGTGACAGCTAATGTAAGTCCTAGACAAAAATTAGTTTATGATGTTATTATTACTGATAGTAATAGCGGTGCAAAAACCCGTGTTTTAGAAGGTTTGATATTTGTAGATCCAGCCGTATCATTTTAAGGACTGACAAATGCCATCAGTAACAGTCAATCCTATTAATAGAATTTCGGTAAGGGTTGGTCAAGTAAATCAACCAGTTGTATCAGGGTCCAGCACATTTGTTGGTTCTTCTGGTTCACAAGCTCAAGCTGCTTTTAACCAAGCAAATAATGCGTATGCAGCTGCAAATGCGGCTTATGAATATGCCAATAGTGCATACCTATTAGCCAATAATAAAGTCAGTCGCTCTGGCGATACAATGACAGATGCATTGTATTTCCAAACAGATTCCGGAGCATTAGTTGGTGTAGGTAATATTTTAGATGCCAACGCTATCGAACTATATGCTGGACCTGGTGCAGGTTGGGCAGAATTAAATTATGCAAATAGTAACTTTGTATATGTGGACGCAGCTGGTTCATATTTACAATCAGAACGAGCACAGTTAGATGTGTTCTCAGACGGTACAATCCGTATGGTAACCGCCAACTCTAAGAATTTTGCAGTTGATACTGCTAATGTAAATGCTTTTGTGATTGCAGCTAATGATGATGTTTTCTCTACCGGTACCTATTATGGTGTGATTGCCAAAATAGACGGTGGAATTTTTTCATAAATAGAATATAAGAATAACAACTAAAGGAAGTTGAAATGGCATCCAATACCGAAATTTTAATTAAACGCTCAATAACTACAAATGCACCTTCGCAGTTGTTTAGTGGTGAGTTAGCTTACTCATACTCATCAAATACCCTCTTTATTGGTACCCCTGGTTCTGATGGTGCGATTGAGATTGGTCATTATTCCGACCTAGCCAATCTAGTAGCAGGAACATATGGTGATGCGACCAATATTCCTATTATTACTGTTGATACACATGGTACTATCACCAATGTGTCAACATCACAAATTTCTACTACATTAAGTTTAAGTTCAGATGATGGCTCAAACACAATGTCGTTATTGGATGGTACACTAACCATTACTGGTGGTGACGGCATTTTAACAACAATTGCTTCTGATACAAGTGAAGTTGTTATAGATGTAGATGATACAGTATTCCGTTCAAATACGGAAATGGTTGGTACTGTTCAAAATGTTCAAACAGACGTTCAAATTTCTGGTAACTTGACTGTTC